CTTTTACAAGAAACGTATCTATTCAAAAGTATTGCAGAGAATGCGGTGAGCTTGAATCTCGCGAAAGATACTTTAGGCGTAAACAAAAAAGACTAGATGCAAAGAAAAAAGCCAAAGAAGAGGCAATACAAATCAGCCGAGACTCGCGCTCGTCAACTGGCAGGTCTGGCAAACGTAAAGATTGAAGACCATGTGATGGGCGTAAAGGTTGAGAAGATCAACGGCAAGGGGCTCTTTGCGGGTGTTTCCGAGGATCAGCGCAAACAGATACTGGAACTGTACTGCCAAGGGCATGGCTGTTACTACATTGCCGACAAGGTTGGGGTGTCTTACAACACCGTTAACGAGGTGAAGGCCTACTATTTGGATTACGATTCTCAATTTCGAAATTCATATTTTACGGCCAACCTTAAAAACAAGATGCAAGTCCTGATCGACGGGGCAATGCAAAGGGTGGAGGATACCCTGCCGGAGATGGCTCCTAAAGACGCTGTGCTAACCCTCGGCATCACGCTGGATAAGTACATGGCTCTGGAAAAGAACAAGTCCCCGGAACAGCTACATCAACATGTACACCTGCACGCAAACACAGAGATAGCCGACCAGTTTATGAAGGCGTTAAAGCCAAAATGAAAATGGAAATCAGAATTCGAATTTGAAAATAAAACTAAAACCAAAGCCAAAGCATATCTATTGCGCCACACTTGGACACGCAGTCGAGTACCCTGTGCTGCTAGAGGAGGCAAAGCGCATTAGTGCTGAATTGCATAGGGCAAAGGAAGAAGGCTTCCTAAAATCAGCAGACGGTGACGATGCCATGAAACTGGCAAGCGTACTTGCCTGTTTCAAAGGCACGATCGAGGAGGTGCATGTCCCCCTCAAAGAGGAGGGCAAGGCAAGTCAATGGGCTAGGATTAGGAGTGTACTAGCGTGAGATTACAGTAATGTTGCGTGCTTTAGCCCAAGCGTGAGCCTCTTTAAGGCGCCGGAAGTGTTTTGACAGTCCGATAGCAGGCCGCAAGGGTTCAAGTACCCACAAGTCATCCAAGCGGTACAGCAGACACCGTATTTTCATGCTATGAAATAGTTTAATTTTAGTTTTGGTTTTGTTTATCTAAATTCGAATTTGTTTCGAACTCAGATTTCAAAATCAAAATTGTAATTTCGAAATGGTTTTAGATATAAATGCGACATACACACTGCATACAGGCATGCATGCTGGTAAGGCCAAGGCAAGGCAAGGCTCCGCCATAATGCGACAAGCGCAAGTGCAAAGGCGCTAAAGGTGCCTGTATTGAGTGCGTTGAAAATGAATGACTTGCGCTTGGCTTGCGTAAGTGTCTGAAAAGCAAAAGGAAAAGGCTTTCAGAGCGAAAGCCTTAGCCTTAAGGGTTGGAAGGTTGAATTAGTACAGAAGCTCTGAAGCGTATCCGCCAAAGTAATTCCCGCGAACGCAAGAAAGAAGCTCAGCAAAGGAACGGAATTCGAATTGCCTTCGATGTTCCCTTATATATCGTATGCGATCTTGTACGCGGTAACAGTTTGCCCACACTTCCAAGGCTTCCTCTTCCTCAGCTTGGCAAAAGGCTTCCTCATCCAATACGGGGTACGATTCAAGCGAATCTGCTATACTTTCCCCTTCCTTAAAAGCTTCGGTTCCTTCCCTTACACACAAGGCTTCCCACCATCCGCACCCCCAATGCCCAAAGCGGAACACCTCAACATCCTCATCAAAGGCTTTCAAGGCTTCCTGAGCACATTCAAAGTTTGAACGTGTCAAAGTGTCGGCGTCTCGAGAGGTTGTCAAAACTACCCACCATTCAGGACACGGGATATCCCCCATGTAATTTGCAAGCGAGTCCAAACCACTAGGGTTTTTCATGATGTCTGAAAGCCTTTTCATTACTTCACCCCCCTTTCAAGAATAGCATCCAAAGCCTTTTGACTTTCTTCCGTTCCCCTATCTGGCCACGTTAAAAACGGAAAGGCTTCCTTTTCGGTATCCATAGGGCGGAAAGTGTAAACCCTTTCCCCTTGGCTTTCATCTGAGCTCGCGTAGCCTTCAATCCGTTTCCCTTTAATGCGGATGGTAGCGGGAATTGAAAAGTAAGTATCGGGACACTGAGCAAGCTCAGCAGCACGAATGTTACCATCCGCACAGAGCAATCGGTTTCCGTTTCTTCGGATTAACCCCCACGGGTAAGTGTAGTTAATGTGTGTTTTCATGTGTGTAATTTGTTTGCTTTGAAGCTAAAAAGCTTCCTTCCTACCCCTTGCAATTGCAAAGGATAGGACTGGAAGCGCTCTAGCCTTAAGCCTTAAGACTTAGGGAAAAGAGGCCTTGCTATCGCATACAATAGCCCCGCGCTTGCCATTAAAAGGCTCGCGAAAATGTAAGCTTCCCAACGCAATGCGAAAAGACGCAAGCCACCTAAGTCAAAAAGGCAAAGGGAAAGCGCGCCAAAAAAAAGGGTAGTTCTCATGCGTGCGCAATTGTAACAGTGTAGTTATTATACCCCGCGAAGTCAGCAAAAGCCTTTATAGCTGCCATGATGGCTGACTCTCCAACTCCACCGATTGCTTGCTCGAATCTTAAACCAGCGGAGAGAAAAGCGTTTTCTATAGCTGCTGACTCTTTACAGTAGCCATATCCGCCAGCCTTTCCACGTCCAACCGCGTAAGCGTCTTTAGTAGACAACCAAACACAAGCAAAAGCTGTTTCGGCTGGCCAGTAAACGCGAATGATCAAAGGTTGCTCATACTGGGGAATTCCACTTTGCAAAATATGAGCCTTTTCGAAGTTGATGAGAGTGTATTGACGGAAAAGCCCGTGCTTTTCTTTTCGGTATGAACCAAGGGTATTGCTCTGAGGGTTGAATGATAAGACTTTATTCATGATGTTTAGTTTGTTGGGATTAGATGTCTGAAGGGGTAATGAAAAGAACCACGCAAGCTTGCCCAAAGCGAAGGGAAAGCAAGTCTGAGTATTTGTCGACAGTGTGACGGCAAGTGATACCAAGGGCGCGCTTGGTTGCTCTTATTGCCCCACTAGGGGTTGACGCTTTAACAGTTCCACGTTTCACCCAACTGTAATTCGCTTCCCCAGCGAAAGTGTCGGTGAGTTCGAAGGACCAAGGGTAGGGTTTTTCTCTTTTCATGATGTTGTGGGTTAAGCAGCTAAGCAAAGGGTTTTAAATCTTGCTAATGTTGCACTAGAGCTTCCTTGCCAGTGCGATACCCATAAGCTTCTGCCAGTTGACTTGACGTACCGGGAAAGCTTTTCCCCTCCACACTTTACCCACTGGCCGCGTTGAATTTTTATAGAGCCGTTTAAAATGCTTTCTTGAATCTCTGGATTCCACAGATCGATTGCCTTTTGATATTTCATGATAGTTTGTTTGAGTTTGTTTGGTGTTCGAAGTGAACAGGGGAAGCCTAACAAAGGGGTGCATGCATGCAAGGGGAAAGTGAAAGAAAAGAAAGAAAAGCGCGCATAAAAGGGGGAGAAGCGTGCGAGAAGAAAGGAAGGACTCGGGATGCGTTGAAGCAAAGCGCAAACAAAGCAACGCGAAGGCACGCCCGCACAGCATGCACAGCACAGCACGCACGTTACACAAGGCACGCTCCATCATGCACTTGCGCAGGCACAGCACAGCACAGCATGTGTAAGTAGCTGAGAGCGTGTGCGTTTGAATGCAAGGTGACATGCCTGCACAGGAAGAGGGGGGGGAGGGGGTTAAGGCTCGCCGGGCTGCTGAAACTGCGACGCATCCAACCCCTTAGATTTTATTTTTGCAAACGACCCCACTTTACTCTGTTGCGTGTACCCTATAGCCGTCACCTGCAAGCCCGTACAGCGCCCCTACACGCACGTTAAACGGCACCTTGTGACGAATAATCTGAGTTGACGTATGATTTTTGGTCGTTTAGTTCAAGATGATCATGAACTTCACTATAAGCGAAAAACAAGTTAACGAGGTGTACGGCGACAAGTTTGAAGATAAACTTAAGTTGTGGCAGGAAGGCCAAGATTATGTCGTCATTAAGGACAAAAGATGCAAACTTGGGAAGAAGTTGATCTTCCGCGAGGACATCTTGTTATCTTTGGAGGCCAAGTTGGGCCTAGATGAACTTAAAGTTGAAGTTGCTCCAGTTAAGTTGGAGAAACAGGTTGAGGATAACACTATCTTCATAGAAGTTATTGAGAACATCTTTCCAAATACAAGATATGTCAGGACAAGAAGCGGCAAAACCATCTTTGTGGGTGGCAAGGGTGCCATCTTAAAGCGTGGTCAAAGGATAACTTGCAAGGGTGACAGTATGTTTCTAGGCAAAGCGCAAAGCTAGCCTTAGCTTTCCTTCAGGTTCTTCTTTGTCCGCTCGCTCGCGCTCGCTATGTCTATCTTCTACTTTAAAGGTAAAAGGTAAAAGTAAGAAACCTCACCAGAACCAGAGACCTGAGTGAGCATAAGTAACCCTTCCAAATGGAATAACAAAAAGAGAAAATCTTTCTGTAAAGTTACTTAAGCTCTACTCAAAGTAAGATGACTCACCGTCACCGTCGCCTTTCGTTTCGCTTTTACCAAGTCACGCGCAGAGGGTACCCGAGTCAACCTACGCTAGTCTTCTTTCGTGGACTACTTGGAAGTATCGGGCTCCCAGCTCCCGAGTTATTAATCCCCCCCGGTTTTCATTCAAGGGGAACCTCTCCTTCACCTGTGGGCCGACAACATGTTCGATTTCCAGAGGTTACACGGCAGACCTATTTTGGCCTACACAAATAGAATAGCTGTGCTACAGATTATGTCAATGGATTCTGAACAAAAAGACAGGCTGATAGAGAAAATTTTAAGATACAAACTGACCGAGCATCCAACCCTGCCCCTGCCCGACAAGAAGCAGCGCATGACGATGATCGACAACATTGGCCCCGAAAAGGTCATGGAGTTGTTTATTGTCAGAGAAAACAGGGTTGTTGCAGAAAGCTCCGATCCGCACAGGTATGGGGCTGAACTTGAGGCTTGGAAGGATGCTGATGAACTTTTGTGCAAGTATAATGAGATTGTGGGATTGGGCGGGAACCGGGCTGGTAAGACAGAGTGGGCGGCTAAAAGGATGGCTCAAGCGTTTGTGGGGGCTGACTTGTCCGGCAACGTGCCGCCTTGGATACTGGAAAGGATTCACCAGCGTGGACTTCGTATTTGGTGCCTGCATACCAGCAGTATGACTAGTATCGCGATGCAGCAGACTGTGTTCTATAAGTATCTTCCCGCAGAACTTAAAAATGCTAAAAGAAACAACAACATTCAAATCAGCTTTACTCAAAAGAACGGATTTAGCGAAAACACGGCTGTTTACATGAAAAACCAGATTTGGTTCCTGAATTACAAGCAGGACATCAAGGTTGTTGAGGGTGGCGAGGTTGATTTTGTTTGGTGCGACGAACTTGTGCCTCAGGACTGGCTGGACACCCTGCGCTACCGCTTGGTTACCCGAAATGGCAAGTTGCTTGTCACCTTTACCCCGGTTCAGGGCTACACCCAGACGGTAAAAGACTATGTAAATTCCGCCAAGATCACCAAGTGGAAGGAAAGTGAGCTTCTGCCCAATAACAACGTCTTGGGCGTACCCGCAGGCCACATGCCCTATACGGCGGAAAACATCTACGGCAGGCACGCCTGCGTCTGGTTCCATTCCAAGTTGAACCCGTACAACAACTGGACCCGCATGAAGCAGGAGCTTGCCGGAAGATCCTCTCATGACATTAAAATCCGCTGCTACGGCTGGGCCGACCAGACGGCTGGTACAGAATTTCCCTACTTTGGCGAGGTTAACATCTTTAAGGGTGATGTTATGGAACTTGTCCCGGAAGGCACAAACTACATGGCAATCGACCCGGCGGGTGCCAGAAACTGGTTCATGCTCTGGGGCAGGGTGGACATGGACGGCATCCTGTGGATTTACAGAGAATGGCCTGACCAAAGTTACGGCGAATGGGCTTTGCCAAGCGATAAACCTGACGGCAGACCCGGCCCTGCACAAAGAAGCGGAGCTGGAAGAGGGGTCAACGAGTACAGCGAGCTGATCTGGGGACTGGAAACGCAGGGAAACACTAGGGAAGATATTGTTGAACGCTATATCGACCCTAGAACCGCAGGTACGGAAACCATCACCAAAGAGGGTGGAGTCACCATCGTGGACTTGTTTGCCGAAGCTACGGTTCCTCTGTACTTGTTGCCTTCTGCTGCGGTTCCGGTCGAGGAACGGGTCATTTTAATTAATGACATGTTATGTTACGACAGGGAAAAGCCGCTTGATAGGGAACATAACCACCCTAAAATAATGGTACATGAATCTTGTCAAAACTTGATTTATAGTTTAAGGGAGTGGACTGGGGCGGATGGACAAAAAGGTGCCAGCAAAGATCCTATTGACGCTTTGGGGTATCTTGTAGTCATGCAACCCAGACACTACGGTGGCGAACAATGGGAAAAGCAAGTTAAGCAAATGGCCAAATGCGGCTCCTATTGAACTTTAATTATCTATGTATTCAGCTTCTTCGGATCCTTTAGCAATAGCAACAGCCGTCCCTGACGTGGGGGATCTGTTGAGCGAGTACAATCGCGCAATGATTAATTCGACGCAGGGCAACCTGACGACGAAGTTTGATGACGTGCGTTTTGCTCGGTGGGCTGGCCAAAGTGATGACGGGAAAAAGCACAGCAATTTGCGTAACGAAGGTGACCCGGCATGGCCGTTTGAAGGTG